GCCGTGTTTCAATAACATCGGTGTTGTTAGCATAAAGTGGCATTGTACGCTGTTATTCGTCCAATTATCCATAAGGCAAGCACCAACAGGCACACGCCGGTCAGCATCTATCGCCATAATACCTGTCGTATCTTCGCAATGAAGAATAGGAACCTGTTTATTGACCCATTTCCAGTCTCTGCGGAAGTTAAATGGCGTGTACACGATACGCATCAGGCCATTGGGCCTCCGACATCATAGATCAAATCCCAACCTATTAGCCGTGTTGTTGTTCGTGCGCTGCCTTTTGTGGCTATTGCCATATAGCGCCCAGTACCCCATGACCCACCGATAGAAGGGAAAGTGGTGCCTGAGTCGCTGCCCCAAACCGCAAAATCCCATTTGTCAGCGTCCCAGATACCTACGCCAAATCTGTCGGGCGTACTAAACTGGAAGTCCAAACCTTCTGAAGTGTCAAAATCAAAGCGCACAACCGAACTGTGGAGAGGGGCTACTTGCGCGATAAAATCGGGTCGGATAAGCTTGGCGCGTTTAAACACTGCGGGCTGTCCAAAAGACGTAAAAGACGTAAGAATAGAGAAGTTTATTGCCTCGCCATTAAACTCTGGTTCTACAGGCGTTATACGTTTGTCGTCCACGGGTACGTCCATGCGACAGACACGCCCATCGGCGGTGCCAAATACAACAGACCCTTGATACTCATCAAAACAAGTCATGGGTACACCGCGCCATAGACCCCACGCCTGTACACCTATATTGTAGTAATACTGTATGGGCGCTGCCGAACCTACGGTTGGCGAAGAGACTAAAATGCCGCCTTCGCTAGGTATAACGGTCACATCCCAGCCTGCAAGACTTACTTTCGCTCGCATTTCTTGACGTATTAACCCTGCTATTTTATACGCCATCGTCGAGCCTTCAACGTCAGAGCGTAAGATACTGGTGTCTACGCCTAGAAGAAGGTCAGCCATACTAACAAGACCGTAAACAGACAGCAGAAATAGTTCGCCACCTGATTCAGTGCCAAAACGAGGGCTGTTAGGTATCTCACCGATAAAATACGTACCGCGCTGTTCCCAGTCATCTAAATCAGGGTCAGAACCTTGATACACCAGTACATCACCTGCATGGCTCACGGCGACTAATAGGTCATCTACACCCGAACCACCGTCTACTGTCCAGCTAAATAGCCCTTCTAGCGTTCCGCCGTGTTTAAATTTAGACCCAAAAAAGAATTCTGTTGCTTGGCCTGAACTGCTACCAATACCCAGATACCACGCTTTTGTGGAGTTTTCTTCGACCATCCATAACCGCTGTTTATGGGATACGATAAATTTAATGTCGGCTATCACAGGGCCATTAATGCCTGTAGCCGCCGCCCATGTATCTGTGGCGGGGTCGTACTCAAACAGTCCGTTTAACGAGTCTGCGTAAAACAGTACATCACGCCCTGAGTCATCGACATAGTGCGCGTAAGTGCCGTACCCTGCTCCAGATGTTTGATCCGCAAACGTAAGTAAAAGAATAGGGGTCGCGCCATAAACTTCAACGTCCCAAATGCCTTCGTTAGTGACGGCGAATAATTTGTCACCGACACCATTATCTTGTGCGCTGTCGTAAGGTATTAGCGTGTGTACACCAAGCCCTGCACCATTGTCTAAGCCGACTTGCCATTCTTGGTAGCCTTCACGTATCCGCAGTCCGTACTCAAAAGGCAGCATGTTGTACGTGTAAACGCAGGTATTTAAATCTTCAGAGCCAATGGCTTGCCGAATGTCCATACCGCCTTGAGGCGCAGGGTATCGAGCGACTTCATGCGACCGCTGTTGTGGGCGCTGGGCATTGCCTACAGGAGAACCAATCATCTGCCGTATCCGGTATCAGGGGCGTTCCAACTAGACAGATAAGGTATGCCATACCCACTACGACCTGCGTTCAATATGGGTGCGCCTTTCTCTGTGCCGGTCAAGAAAGCAAATATCTGGTTGAAATCCGCTTGTGCTTTGGTCGTATCGAAGCCGCCAGCCTCAAGATACTTAACTTTTAACGCCCGCGTAATCAGGGTTTTATCGAAAAGCGGAGTGTCACTGGCCTGATCAACGCCTTTTTTGTAGCTGACAGGGTTGGTTGACGGGTCATAAACCCAATCGGTCGAGATGTACTCGAAATTCAGGCTTAACCCATTAGGGGGTGGGTCTGGAAACACATTGAACTTACCCTGCGCGATACGGAAACTGGCATAAAGGGTGTCCGATGCTAGGTTTCGGCCTTTTAGGTATGTCCAATCTTGAGCCGACAAAGGGCCACCCATAGGGACGTTATTCGTTTGATCCCAACTGGTTTGGTTCAAAATGTAACCGAAGTTAGACGGCAGGTCGTAAGACCCGCTGTCTGTATCAGACGTGGTAAACGTGTGAGAAGCGACTAACAACTCCCACGGATACGCCTGCATAAGCTCTTCGCCTGCGGTATTTAGCAGGTACTGAAGCTGAATAAAGAAAGGGTCTTGACTAGCATACGGGGCTTGAACTGGTGCGATACCAACTTCTGCTGCAACTCTGTTAAGAATCTCCGCTGCTGTTATTGTCGTGTTTAAACCCATGTTTCACCTTTATTTTTTAGCGCGTGACTTCCGTTTGGCTCTACCCGCTGGTGCTGCTGGAACGGGTATAGCAGCATTAGGGTCTGTTTCTTCGTCTAATTCGCTTTGAAGTGCTATTGGCGCTTCTTGCGTTTCAGGAAACATGTCTAGTTGTGGGCTAGGCGCTGCTTTCTGTTCAAGTAGCTTTCGCATTTGCGCTTGCAATTCGGCTACTTGCCCGCGCAACTCTTCTTTTTCGCGGTCAACGCTCTGTTTGTCATTAACTTCTAGCCATTTTTGTGCTTTTTCTCGTAAAGAGTAGCCGCCCATCATGTTGCTGATGTTGGAGTCTTTCACTGTCGCCATTTGCTCGACAGTTTTTACGTTCAAAAAGGCCAATTCCTCAGCTTGAGTCCGTGTAATCTGAGGCCATTCACTTAACGGCATACCTTCAGTAGGTGCTTCGACACGGCGCTCAAAAGCGTCAAAATGTCGCGGAAACCGCTGTTTATCCGCTACAGTAGCAGGGCGACAGGCTTGTACGTCACGCTGACCGGCTACTCTAAGCTCGATGTACGCCACTTCTTTAAAAACGGGTCGTCCTAGTTCTTCAGATTTAGCACTGTCTGGGCGCTCTTTATAGAAAAACTTGACCATAAGAGACTTATCAGCCTCTGCGGTGTCTGCGAAATCGTTATGATTAAACTCTGCTTGTTGCATTATGCTACCTTAGTTGTCGTAGGGGATTACATCTTACAGTACTTCTTTCACCGAAATCAAAGCCATGTTGCCGATGAAGAACTCGTTGCCGTAAACCGAAACATCAGAGTTACCTTCTAAAATGAGCTGTTTGGTAAACGTACTACTTCTTGCTCTAGCTGTACCGGCATTAGTTCCAAGCGAACCAACCGCTACGCCTTCTACATAATCGGCTAAAACAAACGTAACTTCGACAAGCGAGCCGATATCCGCAGGCGTGGTCTGGCTCAAAAAAGTTATGCCTGATTGCGTACCGTCACAACGGGCTTTGCCGCCTGAAATAGACCAACCGCTGCCTAACTGCCAATCGCTGTCAGTGGCAAAGGTGCCATTAACAACAAGTTCTGGCCCAAGTACAGGTGTAGGTGTAGGTGTGGAAGTCGCACGGGCTAACATAGACCCCGTAGTAAAACCAACACCTGCAATGTAAGATGCTGGGCCTGTCAACACTGCGCTTTCAGAGAAAGCAAGTCTATTGTCTGCCGTGAAAGGTGCAGCACCATTACCCACGCGAGTGACAGCCACTTCCGTAGAAGCAGCCAACCGTCCGTTTGAGGTAAAAGGTAGCCCCATGTGGTAATGGGCTATCGCGCTAGACGTATCTATCGCTAAAGCCACACCATCGTAAGGAATACCGTTTGCTACGCCTGTAGGCGCTTCAGTACCGTCAATCCAACCCGCGACCGGATCAGTTGCGCCTCGTTGGATTAACTGGGTCACTGTTAAACAGCCGTCCAACCAGCGGCAAGTGATGCTAAAGTAGCTACACCTGTAGCAGTAGGTACGCCGTTACCGCTTGCTGCGTTTGTACCAAAGCTTATTGCGTCGGCAGCAACGGGTGCTGTAGAAGAACCATCGCCCAATGCTTCACCACCGATAGGCTGGCTCAACTGAGGTGTTCGTGCTGCGGGTGTTTGGTCGAGCAGTGTAAACTGGTTCGGCGTACCGACAACGTTTACTGCAGGGCCAATACCAATACCACAAGCATTTGATCCACCAGCGTTCATACCGCCATCAAAATCAGCATCAGGAACTTGTATTTCCCGAACTGTTTGAGTCGCAGCATTTACGTAATACGTGGGATTATTTTGAGACATGTTTTTGCTCCATAGTTAAAATCAGGGGCCGAAGCCCCCTACAACCCTACGACAGGTTTACACTGTACGCAGTGTCTTTGGTGTCTAGACAAATTCTGAGGTGACGTTTCTAAACCACATTTACACGCCACACGCTTCATCTTTTTGCCCTTGTTCAACTTACTGAGTTTTAGCTTTGTCTCCTCTGAACAAACTTGTCCTAAAGAGGCTTGCCTCATCTTTTCTCTAGTCTCAGCAGTAACTACTCTGTTTTGTCCTGCCTCACTGATTTTGCGCTTTGCCTCGTCAGTGTGTTTAAACGTTCTACCTATACTAGCTTGTCTTGTGTTCTCAACCGATAATATGATTGAAACATTACCTACTTCGTAGTGACCTATATCGTTATGGCGAGCCATAACATACTGTCCAGCAAATGTGCCTCTATCCGCCCATCTACCGCTTTCGTCCCAGATATCGTACCACTGTCCAAAAGTCATCTTAAACTCGACGCGAGTACCTAGTGCGTCTAATTTTGGATTCGCGTCATTACATCTACGTCTATGTGCTTTAAATTTAGCCTTTGCGTTGTTCATCTTAACTCCCCTAATTAACTGTGATTAGGAGAGTATATCAAGGGAGTTAAGACTTCACAACACTAAGAGCTACACCCCTGATGCGTCATATCGGCCTTGAAACTGTCGACCAGAAGTCGTCATATTCCCTGCCCAACCTAGAATCTGAACTTCAGCATCCTGATTAGTTGAGTAACGTCTGTTTGGAGACAGGCTGACCATGTTGCGGTCTGCATGTGGACGGTAATGAAGGTACTTAGTGTTCAAGAAGAACGCTGTACCGGCTGGTGCGCCAGAACCGTTGTTACCGTTGTAGATACCACCGTCAAGACAAACATCAGCGTCCATAAACTTCAATGTAGCAAAGCCCGCATCTGCTGAATCTGTGTTGCTGAACCGCTGCTGCGCCTGTAAAGAAGCAACGTATGCGTTCCAAACAAGGTTATCAACCATGATAAGGTTTGTGCGATCTTGTCCACGTACCAAAGATGCCCAAAGCGTGTTCCAGTAACCCTGAATCTTAGTGGGGTCTAGGCCGTTTGCGGCTGTTTGGTCACTTACTGCGTTCTGCCAGAAAGTGAAAGTGTTACCGTCAATACCGCCATAAGGTGCAGCAGTTGGGTCGATAGGAAGTGCAGCTTCTAAACCATCAATCTGCTTACCGCCTGCCGCTGAACCGTCTGAGTACAGACCGCCAGTGATAAGGTTAGCCATTGTAGATTCAGCTACTTCTAGTCGAGCTTCCATCAAGTCGATCATTCTTTCACGACCACTGTTCTGGAGCATTTCCAAACCAGAGATAACAACCGGAACGGCTGCCTGTTTGATGTCGTATTCAGCAGCACTGATTACGTCACTTACGCCAACAGGCAATAAGTCATAACCAGAGTACCAGCCAGCGTTAGAGTTTTCAGCGAACGATAGTTCCTGAAGAATCTTAGTACCGCCAGAGAATGTTTTGATTTTGCCAGCTTGCTTGAGTTTCATAAGCAGGGCGTTGTTGTTTGTTACGTTGTCAGCAATTTTACGGGTACGACTTTCAATAGTCGTTGCCATAATGCTGGAAATATTTGCGTTGGCGAATGCCATTATATGTTCCTCTACAGCGAAAATGCTGCATGAATGATTGATTGAGTGTTCGTTATTTCAATAAACCATTCTGGAACGTGTGCGGTGCTACCGAGGCTGGCCGCTGTCGAGAAAAGTGTTATGTATGGGGAGTGTATACCCCCCAAACATAAAGTGTCAACTATTCGTCAACGCCATCCCAAGCATTTGCTATTTGCTGTCGCATAGACATACCACCGGAGGCTCCATCATTGCCAATACGACCGCCAGACAAGCCAGAAGACGCACGGCGTTTGCTTTCCATGCTATTTCTGCTGCCTGTTAGTTGTTGGTGCTTGGCACGTTCAGCTAATACGCCCTGAATCTGTGGATTCAACGAGCAAGCCTTGTTGTACGCATCGTCCATTGACATGTGTACACCACGCGAAGAGGCCATTTCAACCAAATCAGCCATATCGTTCCGCACATCTTGGAAGAATTCAGCGTTCTGGGAGAACTGTCCAACTTCTTGCTGCGCTGCCTGAACAACTTGCTGTTGCTGGTTTGCGGCTGATTGCTGCTGTGACTGTAAAAACTGGTTCATCGGAGCCATACGCTGTTCAATCATCGACTCTAGGTGCGCGTTGCTGTCTTGAGCAGGCATTGTGCCTGTCAAAGCTGCGTCCAGAGCGTGAATATCGACACCATAGTCGCTGACCAAATCGCTGATTATCTGCGCTTTCTGGATAGGGTTGCCCATTCGCAAGTTGGCTACAGTCGAAAACAAGTTTTCAACGGCTTCCATCGGTGAATTACCCGCTACGCCTGACAGCACTGCGCCGTAGGTGTTGGCAAGCTGTGTAAACTGTCCGTGTGTCTGTCGTGCCTGCGCTGTCTCGTTCATCAAATTAGCAGTGTCGGTTTCACGTTGCTTAATCTTATCTTGAAGGTGTCGCGGTATTTTAGACCAATCTTCGCGTTCTTTAGGTGTCCAATCTATCGGTGCTTTGGTGCTTTTATTGTCAGCGTCTTCGGCTTCTGGCGCTGATTCAGCCTCAGTTTGAATAGGGTCAGGTGTTGACTCCGCTTCGGGCTGTTCTTCTGTTTCAGAAGGCTCTGGCGGCGTTATCTCCTCGCCCATAACTTCTTGTACTGACTCGTCGTAATTACCGCCTGCTTCTTCTAACGCGGCGTTCAAGTCATCGCGCATCGAGTTGTCTTCGTCGCTTACGTACTCTTCTGTTTCTTCGTTCATAAGGTTTCCTGCCGTAGGTTTATCGAGAATAGAGGTCTATTGACCGTTTAATGTCCGAAATACGAGACTGTTTAAGCTCTCTGGTGCTTTTTGCTTCACGTTGCTGGGTCGTTCTGTCTAAATAGTTGGCTGAGTAGTCACGCGAATCTGTGACCCCGTGTCGTTTGTTGTGTTCAGCTAGTTGCCGCCGTGATTCTACGGGCTTTTTGTCTATCGGCGATATAAACCCTTCAAACGGTTTGTTGATCATGGGCGCGGCAGGTCTAGCGTTACTGCCGAAGTCTGCTTTGTCTACCAGCTTGCCGGTTACAGGGTCTTGGACGTAAGAGCCACGTTTTACGCGCTTGGTGCCGAAGATGTTATCGAAATTCGCATCGAACTTCTTCTTATCGACTTTCTGGTCTTCGCTGGATATAGCCATAATTACTCCCCTTTAGGTTCTGGCGCTAAGACTGCTGCGACCGTCTGGCTCTCGATGTCAGCTAACGCGCTTGCCGTTATCTTCTCGATCTCCGCTGTCGTACTCGCTTCTTCTTTTGCCATGTCTATCTCAAATTCAAGCACATCTTTGCGTATCTCACCGTCAACACTGGCGTTAGTAGACGCGATGTTCGATTCTGTCTGCGC